CTGATATTATACAATATCAGCAGTTAAGTCAGCATCACCTGTTAAGGAGTTGCCCAAGCCCGTGACCTGGTAGATCATACGGTTAGCGAAGTCGTAGTTCTTCGCAATCTTAATGTTCTTAAACAGACCAATAGCGCGGCCATCGTTCATTACGGCCATACCATAGCGTTCACGGAACTTCATACGCATGATATCCTTAGAAGGATCCTTCCATTCGTCAGAAGTGACTTCCTCGTCTACAACCAAGATACCAAGTTCATTGATATCACAGAACACGAAGTCCGTTAGGTTAGTAGTAGAGTTGAAAGGCATATAAGGAGAAACAACGATGTTGAAAGACTGTGGGAACAGAGAAGGAACTCGCGTGAAAGTAGTAGCCAGGTTCTCTGGGTTACTTACGTAAGTGTTCTGGTTCAACATTGTTTGTCCCCAAGTAGGGGCATTACCTGCCTTGCCTTGTGGTAGCTGCCATAGCATATTCTGCATTCCGTGCTGGAAGCCGAATAGTCTCTGCATGCCATCTTCAGCAAAAATCTTCCAGGCGAATGGGTGCATGATTAGTGTGTTAGGGATAAATCCGCTATTTACCATCGTGCTCCATCCCTTGAAGATGTCGTCAAGAGTTACAGTACCGTTATAAGAACCACCAGCGTCACGGCCAGTAGTGCTTGCATAAGCAGTGCTGTTGTTGTCAAAAAGTACACGGCCATTGTTAGAAATTAGATCTGCTGTCTTGCGCTCTTTTAACTGCGCTAGAGCACGACCGGCCCCTCTAACCTGCATGCTTATGATGTCAAACTGACTGTATCGCTTTTGCTCTTCAGTTACCTGAATTGCAATACCGGACTTGCCGATGATACACTCTGTCTGGCCTCCAAGCTCCATGTTACCCGTTGGGTACTCTTCACCTTCAGCAATATCCGCAGCAGCGCCAGCGAATGCACCAAAAGTTGGGAAGGATACTCTTGTTCCTGCACTAAAATTGACTCTTGTTAAGAGTGGAGTTAGCACCAGGTTAGGGTAGATGGCTTCTCTTGCCATTGTACTTAGTACACGTGGGATCAGTAGAGGAAGATCTGTGCTGAAGTTATCCTTCATCACTTCTCTAATCTCTAAGTCCTTCTCTAAAAGCTCTCCTAAAGAGCACTTAGTTCCCTTAGCAGTATGTCCATTTCTTTCCCAGATCTGGCGCATCGTCTTAAGGTTGGCGTGGTCCTTCTTGACTTCAGGAGCTTCATCAAATCCGAAAGAATCAGATTCTAGATCTCGCTTATCTTGTAGGGCCTTGGCCATATTAACAAGGACCTTCTTCTGATCCTCATTGTCAAATACATCAAAATTAAGCTCTTCCATTTTGATTTGTCTCCTTTATTAGATTCGGATTAGTAAGGTTAAGCCGAAGAAATCTCCAGCCGCATCCGCCTTAGCTCCTAGATAGAAGCCAGGGACACCCTTAGTACCAGAGCCAGTTAGACCAGTTAAACCTGGTACAGTCTGAGTCTTTGAGATGTACGCTATTTCAGAATCGTACGCGGAGTTGATAGAGAATGTGCCGTTTGTTATAGACTCTAGAATTGTAGCGCCTGTAGCGGAAGCACCTCTACTATCGGATCCGATCTTTACCTTACGTAGACACTTACCTACAATACGATCGTGAATATCGTTATATAGGGCGGCGTAAGTCTTAACTGGTGCATAACGTCCTGCTAAGTGTGAACCAGCAGCGTGTGATGCATAAGTTGCGTCTGGAGCTGTGAATGCAATTCCATGACGCTTACCAGAACCTAGCATAATCGCGTCGCCTGGCTCAATTAACCACTCATCGGAGTTAACTGCTGGGATTTGAATTACGTAGTCAGTAAGGATACCTACTGCCGTGTTACGGGTGTAGTTTGTAAAAGATGCCTGTAGGTTAAAGCTATAAACTGGCTGGTAGCATACGCCCTGAGGCTTTACACGACCAACGTTAGCAGCACCAGATGCAGTTGGAAGGCCCCAAAGGTTAGAAGAACCTACTTGTATTAGGTTTCCAGCATCTGAGTATCCTGTTCCAAGAACAGCAGGTACTAACTTTCCTTCGCCTACGGAGGCTCCACCAGTAACAATACCCACTAGGGTACCTGGTTCTAACACGATTGGATCGTGGTGTAGTTCGTCAATACGAACATGGGCTAGTCCGGTCCATGCCTCTCTTGGTAAGGAACCTGCTACAGGTCTTACACCTTCGCAAAGTTCATTGTAGTAAGGGCGGGAAACCGCATAGCCACGTGGGATTCTAATTGCCATGACTTAAATATTCCTCTGATTAGCTAAGTCCAAAAGAAGCGTCTAAACCAGATTTAGACTTCTTATTGTTATTTTTTTCATCCTTAACAGGTTTTCCGTCTTTAGACTTGCTCATTACAGGAGAATTTATCTTATCTCCAGAAATGATCTTGTCTGCAGGGGTTCCATTATCGGATGGTTTGGTTACTTTAGTAGATTTATCTGACATTAAGTCAGTAATAGAATCTTGTAGAGATTCAATAGTACGAGTAGCTAGGCTATCTACATACTTGTTAAATTTCTCATCGGAGTCTATTAGTTCAGAATCTACTTTGTTTAAATTGCTTCTAAGGGAAGCAAGGCATAATGCTAATGATTTAGACACTGCCGCCTTACCTTCTTTTGCATCCTTTTCTAGCTTAACAATCTCATTGTCCTTAGTTGTGACCTGATTTTTTAAAGCTTCGTTTTCGGTCTTAACGGTGGAAAGTTGATCTTTTAGGCTAGATAGTTCTGCTTGAAGCGTTTCAAGGGTAACATCCATTTTCTGATCCTCTTTAGATTTATTATCTAAATTTTTT